TGTTAACTATACACCTGATGTTAACTATGCAACATATTATGATGGTTCTATGATTTCATATCAAGTTACTATGTCATTCCAAGAACTTGAACCAGTCTTTGATAGTGATTATGGTAATGGTTACAATAACATAGGTTTCTAAAATGGGTTATTTCAATTACATTCCAGACTTCAACTACGTCGATAGAAATGACGGAGCAAAGATTGGTGACTATACAAAAGTCAAAAATCTTTTTAGGAGAATTAAACTAAGAGAAGATGTTTTCCAAAATACAACAGTATTTGAAAAATATAATATACGCGGTGATGATCGTCCAGATACTGTTGCCAATGAAATTTATGGAGATCCAGAACTTGATTGGTTAGTTCTTATTTCAAATAATATTCTCAATATTCAAACAGAGTGGCCCATGTCACAACTTTCTTTTGATACATATCTGATTAATAAGTATGGAACTTATGAAAACTTAAATGCAGTCCATCATTATGAAACAAAAGAAGTAGTAACCACTGATGGTGTTGTGATTGTTCCTAGTGGTCTCACTATTGAACAAGGAGCAACCTATAGTTACTATGATGCTAATGGAAATAACACAGTTACTTTTGAAGACTTTACCATACCAGTAACAAATAAAGAATACGAAGAAAAAATAGAAGAAGCAAAGAGGAGTATTTACCTGTTAAAACCAAGATATCTCCCAGTCATTCTAGATGACATTGAAAGTAATATGGAATATAAAAAAGGTTCCTCTGATTACATCAGCGGAACCTTGAAGTCGTCAAGTAATATTAAACTGACTAGTTAATCACTCTTCAGCCAGTTTCTGGAAGTAAGAAAGAGCATCATCTTCATCCTCATCAGTCTTGGAGGAACTCAGATTATTGAGTTCTTCTTTCAGATTGGGAGGAACAGGATTGGACTCTTGACGAGAACCAAAGTCGGGAGTGAAACTACCGCGATCATTGTCTTCATCTTCAGTCTCTTCATCATAACGACGAGAAGCAGGTTTCTGACCCAGAACCATCTTCAGACGCTTATCCAGTTCCTCATAGGTCTTGAACTTATCTGCAGCAACCAGGTCTTGCAGAGAATACTGCTTCTTCCACAGTGCTTCCAGAGCATCGTCGTCATCCAGGAGAGGAGAAGGTGCTGCAAACTCTGAAGAATCATAGTTCCAGTAACCTGCAACTTTCTTCAACTTCAGTTTGAAGTTTGCACCCTGCCAGAAGTCAAAAGGATTGATTGCAGTCTCATCCTCATACTCAGGTTGCATTGCTTCCATGATCTTATCAAAGATCTTCTTACCGAACTTATACAGGAAGACTTTACCTTCATTCTGAGGATTGGCTTTGTCCTGCACAACATAGATGTTGGCATAGAAGGACAGTTTACGCTTCTGCTTACGAACAGTATCTTTGTCTGCATCGATACCGCTGTTCCAGAGTTCACGATTGTACTCGGAGACAGGATCCTTACCGCCATTAGTGGTCAGGGAGTTCTCAATATACCAGCCACCAGGTCCCTGGAAGGCGTGGGAGTACAGTTTGACCCAAGGGAGGTCTTCACCATCAGGAGCAGGCAGGAAGCGGATTACAGCGTAACCATTACCAGTCTTATCCATCTCTGGTTTCCACAGGCGGTCATCACCACCGCCTCCAGAGTTATTTTGCTTCTCTACTTCCTTGACCAGTTTGGCGGTCAGAGAACCAAGAGAAGATTGCTTTTTAAGATTTGCGAAAGACATAGGATTTTTTAGATTTGTTGGATTTGGCTTTTGTGGACTTCGTTATTCTACAGGTCTGACCCTGTAATGTCAATCTGTTTACGCATCGATTCCAAGAGATTGGACATGTTGCTAAAAATAACACCCATATCCACATCTTTCGGCATCCCCATAGCGATTGCCGAATCAGTGATGCGTCGTTTCATTTCAATTGCTTCGGGATCGTCAGACAAACTCAGTCGAGTATAAAGAGTCTGCTGTTTAGTCAGCAGTTTCTCCAGCAACTCAACATGTTCTATCTTTTCTTCTTTACTCATCGATGGAAACTTAAAAACGTTACCATAGATGTTCTCTTGTAACTCTGAAATTTCAACCATCTCAGAACGAACAAATTCAGAATCAAAGAAACTCATGCAACTCCTCCCAGAACAATCTCCTTTAGAATTTTTTTGTAACGAAATACATCTATATGTAGGAAGGAAGAATATTTTTTAATCCTCATACTTACGGTTTCCCACACTGGATCAGACAAATGTTTATCAAAGTCTTGTCTGAATCCAAGTATCTTATCAAGAATGACCATTGTCTCAATAGACACTTCACCCCTCAGATAAGTTTTGAGGATTTCTGGATGACGTGAGCCATCCTTAGTAAACATATCATCAAATCTGCCAATAAAGACACGTTCAATCTCTTCCTTGAAGAGATAAGAGAGTGACTGGGTTCTCTTTTTCCAATCAGTGTATCGACCTTCACCTTCGCGTATCATTTCTCCTATCCAAAGTTTACTTGGATCAGTACAGGTGATAAAGTTTGATACAAAAAATTCAACCACCTCTTGGTCTGACTTGTTTCTTGCAAGTTTCTCAAACCAGAAGCGGTCTTTTCTTTTATAGAAAGATTGCACGGTCGCACGACTCTTTCCACAATATTTGTGGTAATCATACTTCTCTTTCGTGAAGTGATTCTTCAAAGAGAGGTATTGTTTATAGGCATCAAAGGCCATCACTTTTTACTCCTGCGTTCACGTTGTTTACGAAGATATTCGGATCTGTAAGGTTCGGTTGCTCTCGCTTCCCTCCTCTTACGGTTTATCTCATCTCTATTTGCATTGAGACGTTCCATAGACTTTGCTTTCAGTCTATCTTTGTTTCTTTGATACCATGCTGCCTGTTGCTCTTTGGTATTTGGTATTTGGATACCCATAAAGTTATCATCGTATTCAAAGTTTCTCAAACTCTCCCATATATCTTCTTCCATAATAAAAATCTAAATGAAATTAAAGAGGCAATTTAGCCCGAGAACTTCTCTTTAAAAAATTAAGTTCCATTGCTTCTCCCTTAATTTTTTCCTTCAAAGGTTTAGAGATTAGTTTTGATACAGACTCAACGTCAATATTATTCTTCTCACAGAAAAATACTACCGCATCAATGTACGACATCTCAGGGTTGTCAAGGACAACATTTTCAATTTCTTGAGTGAACCTAGATGGGCAGTAAAACTTTTTCTCTAGGACCTTTTCTAGATCATTCTCCATCTCTTGTCCCAGTATTGTGATGTACAAATTCTTTAATATATTTTACTAGAAGCTTAATATAGTCCCCTTTATTACGTTTGTCAAATACTTGAACTTCTCCGCCAGGGGTCACCATCAAAGTAATGAGTTTTTTAATAGGAATACCAGTCATCTCATAGTATGCAGAAGCATAAAACATCTCCTGAACAAAGTAATTCTCAATCCATTTTTCTGGTTTAATTTTCTCTGATGTTTTAAAATCGATGACTGCCAACTCTCCATCATATTCAGCAATACAATCAACTCGCCCAGCAAGTCCGAAGTATTCTGAATAAAGAGTACGCTCAATAGCGTGTATGTTATTTATCTTATCTAGTTCGGGTTTCAAATGATGGAACATGAACTTAGATGCTGGGAGATAATTATTCCAATCAAGTTCTTTATTTAAAAGATAATCCTGAGCAACTTCATGAAAATCAGTTCCACGTCTGGTGGCCTTTTTGGTGATGCGATTTGCTTCTTCGATACCAACTCTCTTACGCCAGTCAACAAAAATTTGTCTGTTGTAAAAAGAAGTTACAGAAGTAATAGAAGGCACCCAGTCTCCATTGGGAATGTTATAGAGACGGATGCCATTGACTTCTTTTTTAGTTAGTTCAATTTCACCGAGATAATTATGATGAACAAAATTCATAAACCAAGATCCATTTTAGCAAGTAGATATTCTTTACAGAGTCCAGAACGAACAATATCCTCAACACCAAATTCAATAATATCCATTGAAGGCATTGACCTAAGAATATTCATAAAGTCAATGATGCCATTTCTTTCATTAGTTTTTACAAGGTCAGTCTGCGTGGCATCACCACAGAACATAATCTTGGAATCTTCACCAACACGGGTGATAATTGAATCCAGTTCATGGAAGTTGAGATTCTGGAATTCATCAACAATAATGATTGCTTTATCCAGAGTTGTACCACGAATAAAAGAAGTACTCCAGAAACTAATTGTATCCTGAGTTTTGAGATTTGCATAGAGCATCTCAAAGTCAGCATCACTTGGCATCTGGAACATGTACTTTACCATATTCTTATATGGGATCTGATAAAGTGATGACTTATCTTCATGGTCTCCAGGAAGGAATCCAATCTCTCTAGTAGCTACCAGAGAACGAACAATGTAAATTTTTTCATAAGGAGTAGTCTCACTAAGAACATCACAAAGAGCATTGTAAAGTGTAATAAATGTTTTGCCTGTTCCAGCACATCCATAAGCAACTACATTCTGATCTTTTTCATAACTTTCAAATAATGTTTTTTGATTGTCAGTCAAAGGATCAATGTCTCTGAGGAAATCACTATTAATTGGTTTCTTCCTCTTCATCTGCTTAGCAGTTAATCCTACACCAATGGGTTGATCAGACTTCTTTCTTCTTGGCATATACAGTTAAACGGGGCGAACGGTTGAACCTGGAGCTTTAGATGCTTTACGAAGTACATCATTCCAACCTGGATGAGACTTCTTTAATTTGTCATAGACCTCTCCAATCTCACCACTATAAGGTGCGGTAGATGGATCGCTCCAATCTCTGTCCCATTCAGGATTATCCTTTTTCCACTGATCCCATTCATGAACACTAAGTTTTACTTCTTTTTGTTCACCAGTTGTTTTGTTAATAACAGGATATGTTGCCATAAATCAATTTCAGATATGTACTATTTATTGTTGAGTGTCAAGTCCACTCCATTGCTTCAGCGACAGCAGGAAACTGTTCGATAAAGATCTTCTTAGCACCTAGTGCAATGTCCATATGCTCCTTCTGTGTGCCGTTGGCCGAGCGCAAATCAATATAATGGATCCACGACCTTACAGAGCCCGTCATGTAGATTCTTGTGGGGCAGGCCAGGGGCAATACAAACCGAGCACACTCCTTTGCGATTTGAGCATCAAGCATCTCTTGATAGAGTTTCATTCCTTCATCAAAGTGCTTTTGCATTTTAATCTGGAACTCCTGGCGGACAAACGGATCAATATCATCAATAGAATTCTGACGATTCTTGGTGTCTTGGCGGCGTAGTTCAGGTAGAGGGATCTTCTCCGCGAGTAAGGAAGAATCAGCATAGCGTTGGGAAAACTCTTGATATGTGAACGAACGGTGCCGAAGCACTTGGGCTGCGATTCCTCTGGTGGTATTGATCTCCAGAGTCATAAATGCCTGCTCAAAGATCGACCAGTGTTGATGCTTCACACAATACTTGAGCAGACCAGAGAACTTCTCATTCTCTTGGTTATTGGGATTAGAAACACGGGCACAATAGGCCATGTGCTTCTCTGCGTCTGGCGTAACGCTGATAAGTTTAACTTCTTGACTCATAACATTTTCAACAATTTATAATCTTTGTGATGATTTCTATTACCCTTGTATGTTTTATGTAAATTTTGTTTTGATAGATTATTTTCAGAACAAAATTTTGAAAGGTTTTCAACTTCTATTATATCACCACTAGGAGATTTAACCAACCACTTTCTGGAGTTGTCTGGCATTTTAAAAACATTATTCTTAATGGCATCTTCAATATTTTCTTTTATTGTTCCCCATTTTAGATTAGACAAAGAATTATTATCTTTGTCATCATCAAGATGCCTGACTATTTCATATCCCTTTGGATTTGAAATAAATGCCATAGCAAGAAGTTGATGTAGTCCCTTATGCTTTCTTTTTCCTTTTAAATCATACAAGGTAAAAGCATAGTATCCTCTTTTGTTTTTATGCCCGTTAATATATTTTTTAAGTTTAATTGAATAAACTTTTCCATCTGGATATATTTTATATTGAGGATACTCATCAAGTATCCTATAATCCATCTCCATCATCGTCATTGACTAATCTGTATAAATTATTTATACGATTAGTCGCACTATCGTCATAGTCGTCATCATCAAATACTTCGTCGTAATCGGTTATGTAGTTTGCAGAAGTTTCTTCTGTCTTGTATGCATCCACATCAGAGAATACTTCACTCTCTAATGCTTCCACAAGAAGTTTGAGATTCCTTACTATTAATTTAAGTTTGTCTCTTTCCATAAAAAATGGGAGGTTACCCTCCCATTCTAACAATATTTGATTAGTAAGTCAATCACTTGTTGTAAGTATGACCACGATAGCAGAAGGTGCCATGAGTTTCCCCTTCACCTTGCTTGCACTCATACTGAACACCACGATAGGATGTCATATGAATTTGTGCGTCGTGAAGTGCAGATGCCTTCTCGATTTGCTTCTTGATCATGTTGAGTGTGTTCATTGTAGGTCTCCTAAAGAAATGAGTTAATTAAAACCCGTTCCTTCAGTCGTTTGCGTCCCATTCACAGTGAGGTGTTGATTCCTTTAAGGTTTCAACAATCTCTGTTTTGATAATTTCAGCCATGTCTTCATTTGCTTCGACGCGACCAATCATCTTGGTAGCATCTTGACAACTTATAGAAGCATAAAGTAAAAGATCAAACATGGGATGAACGCTCCGTTCCGCGACTTACTTGCGTCCACCGAAGTGGATGAACGTAGGTCTATTATAGACCTTGTATACTATATAGTCAAGTAGTTTTGTATAATGTGATACAGTTTACACAAACATTCCTTGCTCTTTCATAAAGTTGAGAGTTTCTTTCATACTACCAACGTGCCTAAACCCAATGTTGATTTGTGGGTATTCAGCATCCTTACCAAACTCTGATTCAAATCCTCTTTGAGTAAAGTGTTCATTGAGTTTGTATTCAAGAAACTCACCACCAAGAGACTTCAAAAGAGATGCCATTCTCTCACATTCTTGGCTTCCATTAGAGTAAATTACCGCAGTCATTCTTCCTCCTTGTACTCGATTGAGATTTTTCTGGTGACATTACCACGACTATCTTGAATGGTATAACTTTTTAGTTCACCACCCAATTCTTCTGCAATACGATGAAGTCTCCACCAGGGAACACTCTTTTCTCTTTTACCTTCAACCATTTTTGATTGCTTATCGTCCCATATGTAGTTATGAAGTTTTCCATCACTACCGATGACTTGATAATCATAGTGCGTCATTGTTTTGCCACTCATCAATTTGTTCTTGTGTAGGAACAATCCACCTAAAATTTGTGTCTTCTCTAATGAACTCTTCGTTCATTTTTTCATAAGTTTCAGGTGTAAGTTTTTCCATAATCAATCCCTTTGTCTCCAATCATCAGGTTTATCCTGTTTGAACCAGTCTACAATTTCATCAGCAGAACCGAACCCCGTTCTATGATTGGATGGGTCGGGGTCACCTAATCCCATCCTATTCATAAAATCATCCATACTACCTTCTTGAATATCTTGAGAAGCATGGCGTCTTGCTTTCTGTAGCCAATCCCTAGCAAGAGTATGTGACTTGGCAAGTTTTTCTGCCCAGATCATATCTTCTAGTTTTACTTCCTCCTTATTTGCAATCTTCTTACAAATAAACTCCAGTCGGAGTCTGTATTGAGTAGATAGCATATTAATTGTCCGACAGATAATGTTCTAGTTGATTGATTCTACTAAACTCCTGATACGCTGCTTCAGAACGCAAATGAAGCACATCACGAATATCATCTATAATAATACTAGGATTAACACGATCATCAAGGTACTTATCAACCGCTTCTTTGAGGTATCTGTACCTGTGCCATTCCTGTGAGTAAGGTTTGTAGTTCATAGCATATTAAAGACAAAATTTCAATAAGTCAACTGTTGTATTTATTCTATTGCTTCAGAATCAATACCATATTCATCAACTAATTTATCAATTTTGGTTTGATTGCCCGAAAGTTTTTCAATTTGATATATTGAAGATTTTTTATACTTCTTCAACTTTTTATAACTCTTGATGATATTGCCAATTTCATCTGCATTGATGGTAAATCTAACATTACCATCTTTATCACCAGAGAAACCTCTAAATTCTCCACTCATTTCTTTTTCTTGTCATCAGGTTTTTTATATCCCCACAGTTTGGGGTTTACTGTCCCATATCCAAAACCAATTTTCTGAACTGCACCAGGGCCATACTTATCATAATACATGTCAAATAAATTGACAGTCTTTTTACACCTAGTCAAATCAATATACTCTACACCATCAACAATATACCAGATGAGTCTGGCATCATTGGGGAATGATTTGTCGTTGGCTGCGTCGAGAGTAGTTTTTTCTAAAAGAATTTGACAACTATAATCTGAGGGATTAATTTGTTGTTTACCTGTGCCAAATTCTGCCATTTGTGTTTCCTGTTCTTGTGCAACTACTGTCATGAACGACCTCCCCATTGGATATCAGGAT